GAGGTTAGGGAGCTGAAGATTCTTCCGTCGTCATCCCCGATGCTCCACACCACTAAGCGCTTTGACATGCATACCGAGTACCTGATGCGGGTGCTCGTAGAGAGAACTGGCGGCGCGTTGTTACGTTACCCGGTGCAGACGAAGTACCTGGAAAAGATGGCCGCGAAGAATGAAGTTCATCTACCTGGCAAGTAATTACCACCACTTCAGGGGTCAGTTGTTCGCCTTCAAGAAGCCTACTGAAGTAACCGACAAAGCGACTATCGAGGCTCTGCAAAGGAATCCAGACTTTATGCGCGTAGACGAAACAGAGCCACAGAAAACACCAATGCCGGATGAGTGTCCCAAGTGCGGGAAAGTCGTGAAGCGCGGGAAGTATATGCATCAGAAGTTCTGTAAAGGCAAATGAGCACCACCTTTACCCGGACGCGCGAGCAGTTGCGCTCGATGGTGTTACGCAAGCTAGGTGTTATTGGCGCGGCTACTTCGGTCGTTTCGGTTGATGCGGATATCGTCTACGAGGCGATAGACCTGAGACTTAAAGAGATGCACCGTCTCGGGATCTACTGGCGCAAGGTGGATGAAGTTCCTTTTGTGTTCTCGGTCGGCTCTGCCGTAGCTTCGGCTCACGTCCTGACCACCGACATTCAGTTCCCGATTCTCCTGACGATCAGGGACGGGTCTAGCGATGAGATGGTGGAGATCGTAGGGACTCAGGAATGGGCCGCGATTCCTGACAAAACAAGGACCGGACTTCCAGAGAAAGCGTTGTGGGCTGGTAGCGATGAATTTCTGTTCTATCCGATTCCCGTCGTTAACACTTCAGCAAGGCTCACCTACGAGCGCATTGCAAACGATACAACCGCAGGCTCTGCGGTGGATGCAGAGGTCTCGATGATGCGCTGGATGAAAGACATCATCGCCTATGACGTTGGGGGCGACTTCGGAATGGACGAAGCGCGGATGAATCGCTTCATGAAGGAAGCCGCGATTGCGGAGAAGAACATCAGGAAGCTGGCAGTCGAGCGTAAGAGCTACGGGCCTGTGGCTGTCGATTCTTGGGAGTATCCGAATCTAGGGCGCGAGACTGACTATGGAATGTAGAGGAGCATAGCTTGGCCACTACTGATTTCACAAACGGGGTCACCCTTACAGACGAAGACTGGTTCGACGACGTTGACTTTCTCGTCTACGACATCTTCGGGGACTCCACTACCACCGCATCAGCGGCGGCAAGACTTGCGCCGTCGTTTAACAACCTGACGGTAGCAGGAACGTTAAGTGTATCTGCGCAATCAGTCGTTCAAGCCCTAAGAGTCGGCGGGGTTCTCAGTGCTTCCGCAGCCGCGACATTTGCGGCACTAGCGACCACCGACCTAAGCGCGTCTGCGGTTGCGGGGCTGGTAGTCGCGACTCAGGCGCAGATGGAAGCCGGAACGTCTACAGCGACGATTGTTAGCCCAGGCCGACAGCACTTTCACCCGAGCGCGGCGAAGTTCTGGGGCAATGCGAGTGTTTCTGGCGGCACGCCGACGCTCGACGTTAATTACAACGTCACGTCCATCACCGATACGGCCACAGGTCGTCTGACGGTAACGATAGCGACCGATTTCTCCGGTTCGAACTGGGCGGCATATGCCATCTGCGCCCCAGATGCGGGCGACGTGGCGATAACGACCGCTGTAGGCATGGCTGCCGGGTCCGTCGAGTTTCGCAACGTAATAGCGGACGGCACGCTTACTGATCCTTTGGAGTGGCGGTTTGGGGGCTTTGGAGATCAATAAATGAGAACGTTTGCCTTGCATCGCGTTGATGGTGGCGTAGAGATCATGCACACGAACATTGATCCCGCCGCCTGTATTGCGAAATACAGTCCAGAACGACAGGCCGAGCTGGTGGGTACGTTCGTCGAGATTGACACAGCCGCCATCCCCTCAGATCGCATGTTCCGCAACGCTTGGCGCGCGAACGGCTCTGGCATCTACTGCGACATGACCGCAGCGAATGGTCTGGCCCGCGACATGCTGCGCCGAGAGCGTGGCGAGCGCTTCAAGGTGCTCGACGGTCAATGGATGCGCGCTCACGCGAAGGGTGATTTGTTGACAGAGACAGCGGTTGAGGACAAGCGCGAGATTCTCAGGAACTGGCCGCAAGATTCCCGTATTGATGGTTGCGCCTCGGCGGACGACCTGAAAGCGCTAGTGCAGACAATGAAGAACGAAGTATGAAGCCTGAAAAACTACCCTTGTTCGTCGAACTCGTGGCCGCGCGACTGCCAGTAGGTCCCGTCGCCCGCCAGGGTGCCGTAGTCGCGGACGAGGAATTGGCGCAAGCAGCAGCACCGGCAGACGCGCTTTGAGCCCGTGCGCGCGAAGCGGTGCAGACCTAGTGCACACAAAAGGCGAGCGATCATTGGGCGTAGCTCTCGTCTCGCGTGGCGAGCGACCAGATCGAGCACGGGGTCGTGGTGTCCCAGTGCCAGTAGCAAAGCTCCAGGTGCGCCGCATCCAGGAGCGGGCCGCTCGCGATGAGCACAGTGAGAGCCGCCCAGAAGAGAAGAAATCGCAAAAGGGACGTTTTCAGCAAGTCCATCCCATAGAGCGTACACCATGAAGCTAGAACAAATCCAGCAAGTCGCCGCCGCGACTAGGACAGCCTAGCACATGACGGCGTTCCGCATCCCCCTAGCTGGACCCTACACCAGCCGCATCTCGGCGGTGAATGCGTCGGATTCTACCTCCGGATATGTAGGAGTTGGAATCGTCGGTCTTATGATTGTTGGGCAATCGACCCAGGCTACTGATAAAGACGCCCGTTACATTAACTGCTTTGCTCAAACAGTCTCAGATCCGTTTACCGGGAATAAGAGGATCTACACGGTAAAGAGACCAGGATTCGGAACGCAATCCACACCAGCTACAGGTGAAAAGGGCTACCAAGTAATGGTGTGGACTGGGCAGGGAACGGGGCAAAAGGTTATTTCAGCTTTCGGGGAGACCAACTCCACCATCTACGATGGGAATACCAGTTTAGGAGTTATCAGCGGTCAGTGTACCGGGATCACGGAGACATTTGTTGGAGCTACAGCGACTCTAACCATTACCGGTTCCAACAACGTCGCCTATTACTACGATACAGGAGCGGGTCTTACCGAGATCACTGACGCAGATTTTCCAGGTGACACTGAGACTCTAGCGGGAACGTTTGCGCACATTGACGGCTTCGCCTGCATCCTGACCACTAGAGGAAGACTTTGGGCGAGCGACCTTAATAGCGTCACAGGTTGGACTGCTAACAACTTCGGGGCAACCAACTCAGCGCCGGATCAAGGTATAGCGGCGATCAAGTGGAGACACTACATCATTGCATTTGGTACTGAGTCAATGGAGTTCTGGCACAACGCCGGACTTTCTCCGTTTCCTCTTGCAAGAGCAACCGCCATGACTCAAAAGGTCGGAGCTGTTGATGCAGATGCAATAGCTCAAATAGCAGATACGGTGTGGTGGGCTGGGTCAACGCCGCAAGGCGGATTGTCTATTTTCCAGTGGGACGGGCAACTATCAAGGATCTCTACTCCTGAAATAGACGCAATCCTGATCCTTGCCGGGGCTTCCAATGTAACTCTCAGCACGATCCGCTTTTACGGGCGGTCTTTCGTTTTGGCAAAAGCCGGGCCGACGACCATAGCTTATTGCGTAGAAGAAAAGATGTGGCACGAGTGGAACAGCACGACTCCGTTGTGGACTAAATGCGCTGGCCAAATGCTGGCCGGAACGATGGTCAACTATGCCGTGAGTAATGTAAGCACTACCGGCAAGGTGTTCCTGATGAACCATGCCTCTCTAGTCTTTACGGACGATGGAACTAGCTACACCGCGAGGATTCAGCTTCCACCTGTGGACCTTGGAACGAAAAGAACCAAGTTCTTCCATGATCTTGAATTGGTATGCGATGAGGAGACGTCAGCGTCCACGATCACTTTGTCCTACACGGACGACGACTATCAAACGTACACGACTCATGGGTCCAGTGATTTAGCAAATGACCGCGTGAGATTCACGAGACTTGGATCGAGCAGAAAAAGAGGGTGGGTGTGGACCCATTCTGCAAACACCCCGATGAGATTAGAGGCAATGGAAGGAACAGTAACGATTGGCAACTCCTGAGTGGGACCAGAAATCATTTGCCTATCGTGATCTAACCGACCAAGACCGCTGGGATAGTTTTACTCCTAGTTTTACAAGTCTGGAAGCAAGCGGGACGACTAGCTATAGCGGTCGTTTGCGGGTTGTTGGTAAGTCATTGCAGTTCCAGGTAACGCTAAGAGCCTCTACCGCTGTCAGGTCAAGCGGTGGAGAGGCTTACATGGTTCTGCCAATTTCCTCTAAGGGATTAAGCGGATTGGCGACGCTAACGAATATCACGACCAACATTGCCGTTGGAACGTGCCACATAGATTCCACAAATTCGCGCTGCTATCTCCCGGCGATTGCCTCTAGCAGCGCCACTTTCGCAGTAGCTGGCTGGTACGAGATAGGTTAACTATGGCTTCTCCCACTTTCTACGGAAATCTGCCCTCGTTGCTACAAACGAGGGCGTTCAGTCTTCCGAATCAACTCGATCCGACGCAGAAGTTCGCGTTCGACGAAGCCGGTTTGCCTGGAACTGGAGTTACTTCCTCTCAGTTCGATTGGAGTCCCTACGTAGAAGGGCTTGACCTTAGCGCGGCGAATCAGATGAATAATTCGCTGGGCTTGTCGAACCAGATTCTAGAACGTCTATATGCCGAGCATCCCGAATACTTCGAGGGGGCGTTTCTTGATGCTGGCGGTCAGCCATATGCGAGCACAGAAGATTGGATAGAGCGCAATAGAAACCTTCCCGGTCACGCAGGGGTATCAAGGGAAGGCAAGATTATGCGCGCCGGGACTCTCGCAGCCCTT